ATACCAGTGTGCCTTTTGTAAATCTTCTAGAGGCTCACCTTTAAACTTGTATCTAGAAACATACTTTAAGATATTACCTTTTAGGTATCCATGAAACTCATCGTTAGTCATACAATCTGTAATAACATCTATAGTCTCTTTTCTACCATGTAGATAGTGTGCAGGTGCATTAACATTTTCATATCTAGTTTCATTTTCATATGACATATCATGACCATGATCTATCCTCTTATCATATTGTCTTTTACTTTTTACCATATTCTCTCCTAATAGTTTTAATATCAATAGCCTCTATATTATAATTACCATCTTTTACTTGTCTTTTAACTACTAGTCCACTCCACCATATATGCTGAGTATCTCTAGCAAAGTGTTCTGGATGACTTAAATAACATCCTGCAGATAGCCCATGAATCTTTTTACCATTTGGTAAAGTAGATATAGCATAATCTAATAAATGACTATGGCCTACTGTAGCAGAAACTTTGTGTTTTGTCAAGAGAGTTCTGCCAATATTTTCACCAGATATAGCTGACCCCATAATACCAGATGGGAAGTGATGTGCATAATAAATACCATCAACAACTTTAAATTGTTTATATGGTATTTCTTGCCAACCATATTTCTTAAATTGTAAATCAGATATTTTCATAGTACCATCTAACTCTGGATTTTCTTCTACAAATCTATCTATTCTATCCTCATGATTACCATGTAACATTATCTTTTTAAGTTTATGCTTTCCTAAACCTTTATTAAACAAATGCAATGCTTCATGCGAATGCTCCATATCTTTCTGATATCTTCTACCTTCAAAAGATTTCTTACCTCTATCATATGTAGATAGAGAATCCATACTACAAAAGTCACCCATGCATATAACATGTGTCGCTTTTATATCTGCGGCTAGTCTACCTGCCCACAGAAATCTATCATTGCTTGCTTTGGGTGTGCAATGAGGGTCACCCATAACTAAGTGCGTTGCCATTAGTTTAACTCCTTTTCACGTTTGGTTTTTAACCATTCTATAAAGTCAATAACATTATCTTCTTCGTCAAACTCTGCTACTGCATTCATGCTTAGGTTAGGTCTTTCGGGGTTTTTTTTATCTGCAGCAAATCCTTTTAATCCATAAACAAAAACAGATTGTGGATCTTGGGTTGCCATTTTTATCATGCCTCTAGCTATAGTAGAACATAATTCATATTGCTCAGTAGTCATCTGAGATTTACTATCCATAGTAATACCGCATGTAAATCCTTTCTCCCATGGAGAAATTAAAACTTTTATGCAGTGTTTAAATACATTTTGTTTTTTAGTCATACCAATACCTTTTTACGTTGTCATTATTATACTCTAATACTTTATGTTCAAATCCTCTTTTCATACTTTTCTTACCAAAATATTCTGCCTTTTTCTCATCATCAAAAATATGGTTACTAAATATTCTGTAATCATCTTCTTTTTTCTTTTTAAAAACTACAAAATATAACTGCATATTAACAGAGAGAGTAAGTAGAAAATAGACCCCTCAAACTATTCCCCACTACTCTCTGTGTTTTCCTGTTTTGGATTTGTGACAGCAGTGTACCAAACCCATTTAGGATTCTTACCTTTGGATTGCTGTTGTGGTAAGTGTTGCAATCCATCTCCCCAACATGGCACTTTGTATGCACAAAATGAACATACAGTGCCTAGCGTTCTGTTGCCTGTTGGTTTACCTCTGAAAGTTTCGGCTACATCGTCAAAACATTTCTGGAATTCTGTTTTATTTTTTAATGCAGTATAATTATCTGTTGCTACTTTAATATATTTATTTTTATGATCTTCTTGAAAATCTGGTGCTTCACATACAGTCCACTCACCTGTAGATTTATTGATAGCTATCCAACCACCGAAAGGCTTTCCCATACCTTCTGCGTATAGAAAACCTTGCGATGCATAACCAAAGGAATCATTATTAACTACTTCATTAAAGCCCCCCTTCTCACCAAATTTATGCTCAAAGGAATACGGTGACGCACTCTTAATATCCCAAATCTTGTTATCAATCTCAACATCCAATCTTCCAGACATAGAGTCTTCTTTAAATTTATACTTAACTTCTTTTTGTTCACTATCAATTTTAACTCCTGCAGATTTTAAAACAAATATAGCTAGGGCCTCTATCAAATCTCCAAATGTATTTCTCATTTTATTATTATACGGTTGTCCATCACCTTTAATACCTTTTGATTCCATTTGTAGTTGACAGAGTGGCCTACCTATATTCGACATTCTAGGTTCAAAACTATCCCTACGCTTTTCTGAGAACTGTCTACGCAAGGCACTTTTACATGCCTCGCCAAACTCTTCAACTAAATCCTCAGAAATAGCGACAGGATTGCTAGATACTTTATCAAGATATATTTTTACTTTATCTAATATTGTATTCATTAAGATGTCAATACTTCCTCTGGAAGTTTATCGTCCATCTCTTCCACAATTTTAGCGTCTTCACCATCTTGATCATTTGGTTTCTTTGACCTAGAATTTTTATAAGCTAAAAGAACTTCATCGTTTTCTTTTTTAACAGCCTGTTGAAATACAGTTAAAGTATCGCTATCTTCTTTTGTAAACTGCAATTCAGTACCAGACTTAGTATCAATTACAGGAACATAAAAAGTATTACCACCTTTTTTCTGTCTTTCAGTATCAATAGATAGCACTTGTTTAAGCATAACCTTACCACTATCTTTTAATCTTTTGATAGCATTACTCACAGGTAAAAATGCTGTACCAGATACTCTGTACAATGTAGGTAGATTTTCTACCTTGTGCTTTTCACCATTAGCTAAGACTCCATCAAAACTAACTAGACCATACACTAATCTATAACATCTGATAGTTCTCTGTATCATTTGCTGATCTGGTGTAAGTGAGTCTCTGTCTTTGTATGGGACTTTACCACAATTAACTCCACCTAACATATCAATTGCTTCATCTTTGTGTGATGAAAAGATAACTGATCTGTTAACATATTCTGCTTTATCAGTATCGTAATGCATGTATTGCATACCACTAATAAATGGTCTGAAGTTAACTGGTTTACCATAAGCAACTTTACCTACAGTAGTATCAAACACAGAAAAATAACCAACTGGTATTTGATTACCATCATCATCTTCTGGGCTTCTATTAATAGATAATCTAGGAATGCCATCACTACTAGATGTACCATCGTCTTGACCTATGGCTTTCATTATTTGCTCATCGGTCATTTGGTTTATATTTATAAGTTCATTATCTGACATTGAACACCTCCTTGTAAAAATTAATGTATATCATATTTTATAGTAAATGTCAAGTACTATTTTTTATTTTTTTTCTTATATGGTGGGTATACCAAATCGCATACCCAAAAGAAAATAACAACTGCTAAACAGGCAGATAAAAATATATCTAACATAAACGTGTCTCCTCATCTGTTGGTATTACTTTAAATCCATCATACTCAGCATAATGTTTCCAAGATGAATAGTCTTGATGATCTTTATTTAAATACAGAGTATCATAAGTTCCTTCGTAACTATTTACAAAGGCTTGGTACTCATCGTATACAGTAATGTCTGAATCATCGTACTCATCTAAAGTTTCTAATGCTTCAATCATATTAGTCCTCCAAGTTATAGGCTTTTGATTGTTCAAATAAAAAGTATTCGTATCCGTCATGCTCTTTATTTTCGGTCATTAACTCTGCGTATGCATCTGCACTACGCTTGTTATTAAATTGCTTTTCAAATATAAATTTATTTGAGTGGTCAAACTTACCCATGATTACATATTTTGTAGTTTTATCTTCAGTATTATTTAAACTCATATGGTTATTACCTCCTTCATATCTAACCAGTTATATCCTATTTTTGTTTCTGTGTCAAGTGGAACATTGAAATCTATATTATAATATTCTTTCAATGAATCAATAACACTACTTGTGCCCTGCTTGAATATTTTACCCATCACACTTTCTTCACCAGGATAAACATCAGCCACAATAGAATCGTGAACTGTGTTTACGAGTAAACTTTTTACTTTATGTTCTTTCATTAGATTGTGTATATTTATACACGCTAATGGAACAATATCTGCTGTTGCAAAACCTTGCACAGGATAATTTTTTATTTGTGTACCATAACTAGAACCACCCCAAGGCATACGCTGAGCATATGGAAATGAGTATTGTCTACCTGTAGGTATTTGTATACATTTGAATTTTATAGCATGTGTTTGTAATTTATCATGCCATGCTTTTATACCTTTATACTTTTCTAAGAACTTACGATAGTATTTCTTTTCGTCTTCAGTACCTGTTACACCACCATACAAAGGTTTAAATGTATGTGCTTTAGCATCTTGCCTTGATACTCCAATAATATCTGCAGTGTATTGGTGCACATCAATATTATTTTTTATATCTTCCATACCTTGTTTATCTTGTGCCATAAAGACTGCAGTTCTAAATTCAAGTTGAGAAAAATCTATCTCTAATATTTTACCACTAGAGAATCTTGACTTGACAACTTGTCTAATAGGAAATGTTTTACCTCTAGGTTGATTCTGGAAATTAGGATCACGACTTGATAGTCTACCTGTTGCAGTAACTGCTTGCATAAATTTAGGATGTAGCATACCTTTATCATCTGTATGATCTTTTATACCAGAAATAAAAGTAGACAAATAAGTATCTATAGCATTATATCTTACAATAGCATCTAGAAATTCTCTAAGTTCTCCTTCAGATTCTGCTGAAAGTTTGGATAAAGTTACTTTATCTGTTCTAAATCCAGACTCTGATACATCATACACACTTTTAGGAACTTGATTAAATCCTGCAAGTTTAGCCATTTTGTGATATATAAATCCATCACCATCACAGTCAGAGCATTTAGTATAATTTTTATATGGACTGCCATCTTTTTTTATTCTTTTAATAACACCTTTGCCATCACAGGCTAAACACTTACTGGCACTTGTTTTGTATACAGGTGCAGTATTATTTTTAACTAATGATCTAAATTGATTTAGTGAAAACTGTGGTCTACGTTTATTTTTACCTGTTGACTTATCTACACCAACATTAAATATTTTGGCCCAATTACTTTTATCTAAAGGTTTTTTAGAATAGATTAGCCATGATAATTGTTCTGGACTAGATAAATTTATTTCTGTGTCACCCATTTTATTGTAAACAATCTTACCTATCTTCTGCCTTAGATATTCTTTTTCTGCAGTATACTCTGCATTTACTTTTTCTAAAACATTTAGATCAACGTAGATACCATTACGTTCCATGTCAGATAGTACAACTAAAAACTCGCCCATCATCTTAGCAGTCTTAATTAAATCTTTATTAGCAGGAAGTTTAAAGTCTTGCATCTGAGACTCAAATAATCTTTTGGTAATTGTTACATCATTTCTACCATACTCCTCAACAAGATCAGCAGGTATATTATCAAAAGATATACCACGATCCATGTATTCTTTTATACGATCATCCTTCATGCCTATCTTCCTACGTTGGCAACACATTTGTAATGTTAAAGATTTTCTAACACCTTTGTTAAGTATATATTCACCTATCATAGTATCATAGACTTTACCAGTGTATTTAAAACCTGCCTCTAATAACCACATCAAATCAAATTTAAGATTGTGCCCTACCAATAAAGTAGTTTGGTCTAGTCTCTCTTGTATATTATCATAGCATCCTTCACTAACTTTTTCAGAATGATAAGTAAAATAATATTCGCTACCAAACTTTGATTCTAATCCAACACTTACCAGTTTATTATCTGGATGAAATGGTGATGGATCAAATCCATTGTTTTTATTTTTTTGATATGTTGTTTCTACGTCAACTACTGTAATCATACATCGTACCTACTTATCTCTCTATAAATTCTAGCATCAATAATTCCATGATACCCATTTATTTTATTTTTAGAAATACATAATGATCTATCCATATTCTCTTGACCATTTGTATCTGGTGCTTTACCTACACCAATAATTAAATCAGCCTCAGCTGCTTTACCAGTTCTAGAGTTCTCCATCATATTAAAATCCATATGTCTTTTATTATGTGCATCATTTGATG